TACGGTTTTGGCTTAATTCACATGATTGGAGGGCTAACTAAGTCCGCAACTTCTATTTTAAGACAATTAATTGACGCTGGAACGCTGAGTAATCTTCCCGCAGGCTTCAAAGCACGTGGTATGCGTGTACAAGGTGAAGATGAACCCCTCAGACCTGGAGAATTTAGGGATGTAGATGTTCCAGGAGGCACAATACGTGATGCTTTAATGCCTTTACCGTATAAAGAGCCAAGTAATGTATTAAATCAACTATTAGGTATACTTATAGACTCTGGTAGAAGGTTTGCAAGCATAGCAGACATGCAAGTTGGTGATATAGGTAGTCAACAACTACCTGTAGGCACAACTGTAGCCATGTTAGAGCGTGGTACAAAAGTTATGTCAGCTATACATAAACGTTTACACTTTGCTCAAAAGAAAGAATTTAGATTACTGGCTGGAGTTTTCTCTAGATCACTACCCCCATCGTATCCCTATGCGGTGGAAGGCGCACCCTCTGATATCAAACAGTCAGACTTTGATGATCGTGTAGATATTATTCCAGTCAGTGATCCTAATATATTTAGTATGGCTCAACGTGTGATGTTAGCTCAACAAGAACTACAGATGGCACAAGCTGCACCACAAATACATAATCTACGTGAAGCATACAAAAGAATGTACGAAGCCCTAGAAGTAAAAAACATAGATCTACTTTTACCTCCGCAAGAAGAAGTACCGCCTAGAGATCCAGTCAGTGAACAACAAGCAGCAATCTTAGGACAACCTATAAAAGCTTTTGAGTTTCAAAACCATGATGCATACATAACTGCACATACAGCTTTTTTACAAAACCCTATGATGCAGCAGAACCCTGTAGCACTACAAACTATACAGGCGAATATACAAGAACACACTTCTATGGTTTATAAACAACAGATCGAGCAAGCACTAGGTCAACAACTTCCACCGCTTGAACAAATACAAGATCCACAAGTTATGAACGAAATAGCACTTGCTGCTGCTAATGCTACTCAGCAAGTAACTGGACAACAACAAGCTTTACTACAAGCACAACAAGCTGCCCAGATGGATCCTATAGTTTCACTTAAACGTGAAGAGATAGCACAAAGAGCTCAGTCTGATGCTTTACGAAGTCAGGTAGATTTAGCTAAAATAGAATCACAAGAAGCTATAGCAGAAATGAAGGTGGCTCAGGATAGAGAAGAAGCTTTACTAAGGGCTCAAAATGACAATAATAAAACTTATGGTCAGATATTAAAAGATGTCAGATCAGCAGATACAAACACAAAAGGTACTTAAATGAAAGATACAACTAAATATAAAGAAGTTAATTTTCCTGCCCCTAAAAAGATAGACTTATCAAAAGTTGTCAAAGGACCAGTAGTCTTAACTAAAACTAATAGCGATATTTTTGGTCAAGGTCAGAAAACTGTTCAAGGTAAAGGAGCAGCAACTAGAGGCACTAAATTCAACTCTAGCCCTAGCGGAGTTAGGTAGTGTCCAAGAAAAGACCTGGACTCTGGGCAAACATTCACGCTAAAAGAAAGCGTGGAGAAAAAATGCGTAAGAAGGGTGACAAAGGTGCACCAACAGAAGCTCAGATGAAGCAAGCTCGAGGCATGCAAACAGGTGGCGTATTTATGAAATCAAAACACAGAGGATGTGGAGCAGTCATGCCTAACCGTAGGAAAACCACTAAATACTCATGAGTAAAACACCTGACGAGTTTGTATACAGAGCAACACTAGATAGAGTCGTAGACGGAGATACTTTTGACTGTGTACTAGATCTCGGGTTTGATGTCAAACTACACAAACAAAGAGTCAGACTAGCTGGTATAGATACACCAGAATCAAGAACAAGAAACCTAGCAGAAAAAGCACTAGGTTTAAAAGCCAAAGAGAGGCTAAAAGAACTCTGCACTGGAACCTTCAAAGTGAAATCACTAGGTAAGGGGAAATATGGCAGAATACTGGGCGTCCCATATACAGTAGACGGTGAAGATGTATGTCAAAAACTTATATCGGAAGGGCATGCTGTAGAATATTGGGGCGGAACTAAAACTAAAAAATGGGGTTAATACCATGGCAATGAAAAGAAGCAAAATGGCTGTGAAGCGTAGAATGTCAAAAGGTGGCATGAAGCGTAGAATGTCAAAGGGTGGAGCTAAGAGAAAAACCACTAGAAGAAAGAAAAAGTAAGTGGCGCATCTCATCAGTAATATCCCACATTTTAAATGTTGGGTAAGAAGAGAGTTTACACATAACCACGAAAAGTACCACGGAGAATATCTTCACGCACTCGCTATAGCAGTTAACACGATACCTGATAGATCATTAAGTTTTCAAGTAGTGTTCACAGGAGAAGAGTCTAAATGCGAAGACTGGGATGAAGGAAATATACACGGTGGGGCGATGTGGGCAAGGATGCCAATACAGGCTCTTGTTGCTGATATCCCTAGTGAAGAATACCCAGTTCCTATGGAAGATCATTTAGTTCAACCATGGGACTGTGAATCAAGAGATCACTCTGTCGTGGTTATGGACAGAGTATCTTCTTCACCGTGGCTTTGCAAAATTGATGGAAACTTTTATAATGGTAAATATATGTTTACTGTTGACTACACTGGTAATGATATAGCTGATGATTCAGCTCAACACAAACAGTCTCATGTCTTATATATTACAGAAGACTGTGAGTGGCAAGGTAACTTTGTAGCATTACCTAACAATAGAGTGAGGGCTACAAGCCCAGCACTGTGGGAAACTGGAGCAGGAGCACCAGATTTTAGACCATCTCAGTGGACACATTCAGCAGAAGGACATGTAAGTTATATGGATCCGTTAGTAACATTTAATAATTTGTATGAAGAGGAAGTTCCCAAAGGTAGCAAAAAGTAAAAAAGGAGTGCCTAGAGCATACCTTAAAGGTGCTAAGAACCCTAAAGCTAGGGAGAGGGAAATACTCAAAACTAGAAAGAAGTATCTTTCTGGTAAAATGACTAAGAAGGATTATGAAGCTGTAGAAAAGTCTAGGGCTAAAGATAAAAAGAAACCAGCAACTAAGAAAAGAAAGGTTGTAAGGAGGAAGAAGAAATAATGGGAACACCAGCTTGCGTAAGAAAGTATGCCAAGAGTAGTGGTAAATCAGAGGCTACACTTAATAAAGTATATAAAAGAGGTCAAGGTGCATACTTTAGTTCAGGATCTCGTCCAGGACAAAGCTCACATAGTTGGGGCTGTGGTCGTGTAAGAAGTTTTGCTACAGGAAAAGGTGGAGCAAGAAAAGCAGATAAAGATTTATTAAGGGGAGGCAAAAAGAAAAAGAAAATGACTAAAGGTGGAGAAAAGAAAGGTGGCTTTCCTGATCTTAGCGGAGATGGTAAAATCACACAAAAAGATATATTGATGGGCAAAGGTGTTATACCTAAACCAATGCAAACAGGTGGTGCTGTTTCAAGAGGATGCGGTGCCGTGATGTCTAGTAAAAAAAGAAAAACTAAATACTTTTAAAATGCCTATAAAGAAACGTGATCCTAAAACTGGTACAGGTAAAAAGCCTAAAGGTAGCGGAAGACGTTTATACACAGATGAGAACCCAAAAGACACAATCCCTATTAAATTCGCAACTCCTGCAGATGCAAGAGCTACAGTCGCAAAAGTTAAGAAGATTAAAAAACCCTTCGCTAGAAAAATACAAATATTAACTGTAGGTGAACAAAGAGCTAAAGTTATGGGTAAAAGTCAGGTAGCAGGTATATTTAAAAAAGGCAAAGAGGCTATTAGAAAGGCGAGGAAAAAGTAATGGCAGAATATCAAGGTAAAAAAGTTACACTTAATAAACCTAGAGCTTTGCGTAAAGGTGAACCTGGATACGGTAAAAAACGTAAAGTAGTTTTTGTTGGTAAATGTAGCAGTGATGGGAATAGAGTTAAACGTATTACTTTCGGTGATGCTAAATTAGGCATGCATAAAAATAACAAAGCAAGAAAAAAATCTTATTGTGCACGTAGTGCTGGTATAAAAAGCGACAGGTGTAGTGCCAATTATTGGGCAAGAAGAGATTGGGACTGTTAAGTGGACGGATTATACATAGTAGAAAAAACATTACGGGAACTACGCCAAAGGCAAGAAGAGCTCACGGAAGTTTTAAAAACTGGTGGTGTGCAAGATTGGGAGGGGTATCAAAGAATTTTAGGTGAGCTGTCAGGTCTTAGCTCAGCTGAAAGAACAATTATAGACCTGCAAAATATAAAGGAGCAAAACGATGGAATCTGAGGCTAAAAAAGGTACACCAATACCTGATCATATAGATAAGGTGCGTGAACTAAAAAGTGAACAGGAACCAGAACAGGAATTTACACCTGAATCAATACAGGAAGACGAGTCCTTAATGGATAAACTACCTGAACCAACAGGATACAGATTATTAATCTTACCTTTTACACAAAAGGCAGTAACTAAGGGTGGCATACACTTATCTGAGTCTTATGTAGAAAAAGAAAGATTAGGTACTAATGTTGGTTTCGTAGTATCATTGGGACCAGATGCTTACAAAGATAAGAACAAGTTTCCTAATGGCGCTTGGTGCCAAGCAAGAGACTGGGTTATTTTCGGTAGGTATGCAGGAGCTAGAATCAAAATTGATGGTGGCGACTTGCGTTTAATAAACGATGATGAAATACTAGCAGTGGTTAATAACCCTGAGGATGTAGAGTAACACGCAAAGGAGAAATAACATGGCAGAATCCATGCAACAAGTAGAAGAAGCTGTTGAAGAAACAGTAGAGGTAGAACTCGAAGAGGCAACAACTGAACAAGCAACTCCGCTTGAAGAAGTTGAAACTCAAACTGCAGAACCACAAACTGCGGAAACTCAAACAGAACCTGAGAAGGATGTATCTGACGAAGAAGAAATAGCTGAATATAGTGAATCAGTAAAGAAAAGAATTAACAAACTAACCTATAAAATAAGAGAAGCAGAAAGAAGGGAACAAGCAGCAATAGAATATGCTAAAGGTGTACAAGAAAAGTTAAACACTACTCAGGCTAACCTCACACAGAAAGATCAAAATCTTTATGATGAGTATACAGCTAGAGTTGACACACAACTACAATCAGCAGAAGAACGTTATAAACAAGCACACGACATAGGCGACACAGACGCTATGTTAAACGCACAAAAAGAAATAGCGAAGCTGGCTGTAGAGCAAGAAAGTTTAACAAGGGTCAAACCAGAACCTCAAGAAACACCTGTAGAAGTTCCACAAGTAGAACAGCAAGTACAGCAACAAGTTCAACAAGAAGTTGCACCAGATCCTAAAGCTCAAGAGTGGGCAGCTAAAAATGAATGGTTTGGTGAAGACTTAGCTATGACTACAAGTGCTTTTGCTTTTCATAGGCAATTAGTTGAAAAAGAAGGTTTTGATCCAGCTTCTGATGAATATTATGCAGAGGTTGATTCAAGAATGGCGAAAGCTTTTCCTCATAAGTTTAATACTGGAGGAGAAGTTTCTCAATTAAATAATAACGTGCAGGAACCTGTAGCTAACTCAAGCCAAGTAGCGATAGCTAAAAGACTAGGAGTTCCTCTTGAAGAGTACGCAAAACACGTCAAGTGAGGAGATAAAAATGGCTGATAACAAAGAAGAAATCACCACAACAGATCGAGCTCCAAGATCTGCAGATAGTCGAGAAAAAGTTTCTCGACCTAAACCATGGCAACCACCGTCTTTATTAGACGCACCAACGCCACCAGAAGGTTACATCTATAGATGGCTTAGAGAATCTATGGTAGGAGTAGAGGACAAAGCGAATATGTCAAAACGTATTCGTGAAGGCTGGGAACCAGTGAGAGCTGAGGAACACCCTGAGTTTGAAGCACCAACTGTGGAGGATGGAAAACACGCAGGTGTAATCGGAGTAGGTGGATTAGTACTCGCAAAGATGCCTATCGAAACCGTCGAGCAACGACGTGCATACTACAGACAAATGGCAGCAGACCAGATGCAGTCAGTCGATAATAATCTTATGCGGGAAAGTGACAGCAGGATGCCTATTAGTCAACCTAATAGGAAATCACAAGTCACATTTGGTAAAGGAAATGATTCATGAGAATCATTAATTTAATTAACTTTAAAGGTGAAAAATAATGGCAAATGTAAATGACCCAAATGGTTTCACACCAGCTTATCACATGGCTGGAGGCACTATCCGCCCTTCTGAGTTTGCTATAGAAAGTGGTGCTAGTGGCGATATCTTTTCAGGTGACGTCGTCAAGCTCACAAGCGGATTTGTACTTCAAGCTGGAGCAACTGATGCTCCTTTAGGTGTATTTGGTGGTGCTGAATACCAGGATACGACTGGAGAAGTAATCTTCACAAGAAGGTTTGTCTCTGGAACTACCACACTTGGTTCTGCAAATATTAAAGCATACGTGTATGCTGATCCTAACATAGTTTATGAAGCCCAGTTTACTGGGACTCCAACTCAAGCTGATGTAGGAAAAGTACACACTATCTCTACAACTGCAGGTGATACTAACAATAACCGTTCGAAAGAAGGTGTGACTACGACTACCGCTAGTGGTATAGCTAAATTAGTTGCTTATGTGGATAGACCAGATAACACAGCTAATGCTGAATTCGCTAGAGGGTATTTCATATTCCCAGCTTCAACATACGGTAACGACTAAAAGGTGATATAAAATGGCAATTAATAGAGCTCAATTAGTAAAAGAACTCGAACCAGGACTGAATGCACTTTTTGGTCTCGAGTATAACCGTTATGAGAACGAGCATGCAGAGATTTTTGACACAGAAGCTTCAGACAGAGCGTTTGAGGAAGAAGTGATGTTATCAGGCTTCGCACAAGCTCCAGTAAAAGGAGAAGGTGCAGCAGTAAGTTATGATACAGCTCAAGAAACTTTTACTTCTCGTTACACTCATGAAACAGTGGCTTTGGCTTTCGCATTGACAGAAGAAGCTATCGAAGATAATCTCTACGATACACTATCTTCTAGATATACAAGAGCTTTAGCTCGTTCAATGGCTAACACGAAGCAAGTAAAAGCTGCAAACGTGCTTAACAATGGTTTCTCTACTTCATTCCCTGGAGGAGATGGTAAACCACTTTTCACGACTGACCACCCTAGCTTAACAGCTGGCGATCAGTCTAATGAACCTAGCACTGCTGCTGATCTTAACGAAACTTCGTTAGAGAATGCATTAATTGATATCTCTGCATTTAAAGATGAAAGAGGAATCAAAGTAAATGTACAAGCTAGAAAGTTGATTGTTCCACCACAACTACAGTTTGTGGCTGACAGAATATTAAATTCTCCAGGAAGAACATCAACATCGGATAACGACATCAACGCTATGAAGAACATGGGAATGTTCCCAGAGGGTTATGTGGTTAACCACTATCTAACTGATACAGATGCTTTCTTTATCAAAACAGATGCACCTAATGGCATGAAGCACTTTGAGAGATCACCCATGACCACTGGTATGGAAGGAGACTTCGAAACTGGTAATGTCAGATACAAAGCAAGAGAGAGATACTCTTTCGGCTTTAGTGACTGGCGTGGCATGTACGCATCTCCAGGTGCTTAATCATTAAGCATAGGTTAGGAAAGGGATCTTCGGATCCCTTTCTTTTTGATAATTATTACTATAGAATAAATTCATCTAGGATAAATAACTTGTTTTATAGACTGACCTAGCAGACAAGCCAAGACTATAAGACTTATTTCCAAAGGAGGAAATTATGGCAAAATCGACATTTTCAGGACCAGTCAAATCATTAGCTGGTTTTATAACAGCAGGCAACACAGCAGTAGTTAGTTTAACAGCTGACACAACACTAACAGTTGCCGCACACTCTGGTAGGGTTTTAACAACTAACGATGCTGACGGTAAATTTACATTGCCCAGTATAGTTACAACTGCTCCATCAGATCCTACAGATCCTAATCAACTTAATAACTTAGGTGCTAGTTTCTTCTTTGTAGTAGAAACAGCTGCTACAGATATGGATATTTTAACTGATGGAACTGATAAGTTTGTAGGTGGACTTTACACAGGTGTAAATAACGCTACAGGTAAAACATTTATA